CCGGGTCCGTCAGGGACAGAGGCATCTTGTAGTTCTGGACGTTCTTCTTGGTGGTCTTGTCGGCATAGTAGGGCGAGATGCCTACGATAGCCTTCATAGGCGGAAGCTTCAGGAGCACCTTACCACCCTCAGCGCTGTTGAGGTAGACCGCCTTGCCGCCCATCTTGTTCTGCTGAACATCGGAAAACTTGATGGAGGAGGCGGAAAAGTCGGAAAGCTTGTTGATAGTAAGAGAGGCCATTGTGTGTCTGTTCTACTATACACTGTGGTCCAGCGTTTAACTGCCTTCAGGTGAGGCTCGAACTTTTTTCCCAGCCAAATGTAATGAGTGCCCTTAACCTGGCCTTTAAAAAAAGAGAAAAATTATCAAAAGATATACGGAATGCACCCGCTAATCAAAATACCAATGCGTTGTTTAAACAGTGGTCAGCGGCCAATGGAGAGTTACAAAAGGCTCTTCTGAATTATATACCCGACGCTGTACACAACGGAACTAACATAAAAAACAACACAGCTTTAAATGGAATTATAAATAGGTTGGCTCAAAACAACAAATATACAAAGTTTGTTGGGCCACTTATCACAAGGTTCAAAGGTTTGAAGACACGCTATCAAAACAGTTCAGCCACTACACCCAACTATTCGGGCTCTCTTAGCTCTATTCTCCAAGTCTTAACTAATAATGGTGTGAATGTGAGTGCGGCACGTGAAGTTGTTAATTCAAATGCAAATATGTCCACTAAATTTGAAGCAGTTAGTCAAGCACTCACAGCAGCACTGGCTGCGAAAAAGACCGCTAACGTAGCGAAGAATTCCTTGCTCGCTGCGGCGCGTGCTAATATAGAAGCAAAGCGGTTAGCCTCTGCGAACAAAAATAAGCAAATAGAAGCTAAAAATAAGGAAATACGAGGAAAAAATAGGTTCATTTTAAGATTACAGAATTCAATAAGGACAGCCAAGGCGGAGGCTTCTGTCGCGCGGGCGGAGGCGGCACGTGCCAGTGTAGCGGCGCAGCAGCATCGTAACAGCGCAGAGCTCGCAGAGGGTAGGGCACGAGGAGCAAATGCCGCGGTCAAAGAGGCACAGAACAGAGCTAAAGCTGCAAATGCAAAGGCGACGGCTGCGGTAGAAGCCAAGATAGCAGCAGAGGCTGCGGCACGGAATGCAAGTGCGGCGAACAAGACGAGACTGGAACGTGAGGCGGCAGCAGCACAAGCAGCAGCCACGGCGGCTTTAAAGGAGGCGCGAAATGCACATGCCGCAAACAAAGCGGCAGCGGCGGCAGCGTTAAATGAGGAAAAAAGAGCACGTGCCGCAAACAAAGCGGCGGCGAATGTGGCAGCAGCTGCTGCGCAGAAGTTACATGCGGCAGAAGCAACAAAAGCACGTGCCGTAGCACTGGCCGCAGTAGCACGTTCCATATCGGCACAGAGAAAGGCAAACAGAGTGACGGAAGCCGCTGCCAAAAATCTTGCAAACCGAAATGCCCAAGTAGCAGCTGCCAAAGCACAAGTAGAGGCCGAAGCTGCCAAGGTGACGGCGGCGGTAGAAGCCAAGACGGCGGCAGAAACTGCAGCACGGGCAGCACGGAATGCAAATGCTGAAAACAGGGCGGGCCTAATGCGAGCAGCTGCCACGGCGGCGCAGATTGCAAACAGGGCGCGGCAAGAAGCCAATGCCGCCAGGGAAGAACACGCTAGAGAAAAGGCGAAACTTGAAGCCCGGGCTACTGCAGCTAATGCTTCTGTGGCTGAAAAGGAGGCTGCTATAGCGGCTCTTAATGCTGAAAAAAAGGCTCTTCAGACTGAAAAAAATAGATTAGAGAACCTAAACAGGGCAAAGGTGTCACTACCAAAAGTAAATCAAGCAAGTCAAGTTGGAGCATCTTCAACCGCCATTAATAAGCTTCCTACTGGGCTTCCGCGAGCGCAGAGCCTAACAACCGAGGCCAACCGTCAGAACTGGAATAAATTTACAAGAAATGCAGGAAAATACATGCGTCAAACTGGACAGTGGAAGAGTGGTCAGTTTAATAAGAAAATTGCAAGAGGTATTAAAAATAACAGGAATAACCCTATTGCACAGGAAGTACTGAATGCCGAGTGGAACGTTCACAAGGCAAATAATCCTAATAAAATAAAGGCGGCACGTGCCAGATATACCGAGGCACAAAAGGCGTGGGAAACTAGCAAAAATAACATCACGAAACAGCAAGGATTTTATAATGCATATAAAACATTTAAATATATAAAAAATTATGCCAAAGATACCAGTCTAAATACAGTTATAAAGAGAGCAGCAGGTGCCGCGATCGGAAATTCACAATTCGAAACGAATAGCAAGAAGACCGTTACTAACGGGGTTATAAATAGTATTAAAAATACAAATATTAGAAATAGATTGAAAGAAATGATAAAGATTCGTGATTACAAAAAATTTCTAAGTAATAATACTATCAAAAAACGCGCCAATCTAAAACAGCAATATAATGATGCTGTAAAGTACCTAAGTAACAAAAATTTTAACTTTTCAACATTTGAGACAAAAATGAGAGTTCTTCAGAATGCTGCCCGTGCACCCGTACCAGCTCCCAGTCGTCCGGCTCCACCACCCCCGGCGGCAGCATATACAAAAACAAATAACAGAATTTATCATGTTACTGCACCCACTAATTTTGCAGGTATTGGTAGCGTTTGGACTAAAAATGGATATGGCTTTATAAAGGAACCACTTACCAACAAATATCGACCAATTATGAGCAGGGTGGCAACTAATGTGATATATCACCCTAATAAACAAAATAAAACTAAGGAGGTTAAGGTTAAAGCTTATCTAATTGGTAATGCCAACGCTAAACTTACAAATACATGGAACAACCTGAAACTTAATTCAACACCACTCCCGGCTCCAGCTCCAGCCAATATTAGGCTAGGACCAAATCGTCAAAGAGCAAACCCTAAACTAAAAACATATCTCTTGGAAAATCTAACTGGAGCAGGGAAGCGTGGACAGAGACGTGAAGTTTTGTGGTACAATTCTAAAAATTCGTCAAAAAGACCACTCGGTGTAACTAATCTATATAATAAAGGAAATCAATATGGATATTATGCTTGGGTAAAGGGTAAATTTAGACCACTCAAAGCTACTACAAAAAATACACTGAGAAATACATTGACAGCATCTATTAATATGAATAACAAAAAGGCATTCGGTCAAAAAGGTAGTAAAAGTATTCGGCCATTCTAAATAAAATAATTTTCTCGGCCTAAATTAAATGTTCCGTTTCCTGCTGGCCGTTGCCCTCTTCTTCATTATTGCCAACCCGGCCCTGTTCAAGCTGACCGGCAAGATGTTCGGCCGCATGATCGCCAGCCCAGAGGGTCTGCCCACACAGGCTGGTGTGCTCCTGCACGCCCTGGTCTTCGTGATCGCAGGCCGCCTCGTTGGCCGCTTCTCTCGCTACGCAGACGAGCCCGAGATGTACGAGGAGGAGGAGAAGTACGAGGAGGAGTACGCCGACGAGCCCGCCGAGATGTACGAGGATGAGTATGCCGAGGAGACCAGCGAGTACACCCTGACCCCAGGTGCCTATTAAAAAAAAGTAGACTATAAATAAAGATGGGTGGCCGCGCGTTCCTTACCTTTATCCTGTTCTTCCTGATTGCTAACCCACTCACCTACAAGGTGACCCGTAAGGTGTTTGGCGGAATCGCCAGCACAGACGGTATGCCTACCCAGGTGGGCGTGCTGCTGCATGCGTTTGTTTTCGTGATGCTTGCGGGTTTCCTGATGCGTCGTTACAGCCGCTATGTCCCAGGCACTCTCCACCCGGGCATGATTGGTGGCGGTTCTGCCTCAACCGGTGGATACATGGCATTGGCTCCCCACGGCCACAAGCAGAAGTAGAGCCGAGGGCATAGCCCTCGTGGAACGGAGAGAGGACCTTCGGTCCTCGACTCAGAACTCTTCATCGAATCGAACTGAATCACCCTCTTCAACCATACGTTTAGAATAATCACCGACGCGCTTTTCAAAAAAGTTGGTCTTCCCCTCCAGTGAGATGGTCTCCATCCAGGCAAAGGGGTTTTCGGCGCCCCATATGGGTGCCTCGCCGAGCTGCTTCATGAGCCGGTCACCAACATAGCGAATATATTGTTTCATTTGTTCGGCATCCATGCCTATAAGTCTGCATGGAAGCGCCTCCGTAATGAAGCTCTCCTCCGTCTCGACCGCCGTCTGGACAATTTTATGAATATCCTTGCTCGGGCACTTCTCTTGGAGGTGCTTGTATAGCGCCACTGCAAACTCGAGATGCGACCCCTCGTCTCTGCTGATGAGCTCGTTGCTGAAGCACAGCCCGGGAAGTATTCCACGCTTCTTCAGCCAAAAGATGGCGCAGAAACTTCCCGAAAAGAAGATGCCCTCGACGCACATGAATGCAATCAGGCGGCTCGCAAAGGGTGCATCGGACCCCATCCACGTCAGGGCCCAGTCAGCCTTGTCCTTGACAGCAGGGGACGTCTCGACTGCTCGGAAAAGCCTATCCTTCTCCGCCTTGTCCTGGACCAGCTTGTCAATCATGAGCGAGTACGTCTCGCCGTGGATAGCCTCGTTAAATCCCTGGTAGGCATAGAACGAGCGAGCCTCTGAAATCTGAACCTGGGACCCAAAATTTAGGTTGATGTTTTCCATGACGATACCGTCAGATGCGGCGAAGAATGCCAGAACCATCTTGATGAAGTGCTGCTCGTTATCATTTAGGGTTGCCCAATCATTGAGGTCCGCGCCGAGGTCAATCTCCTCAGCTGTCCAGAACGAGCCGACCGCCTTCTTATACAGTGCCCATAGGTCTGGGTACTGGATAGGAAATGTAGTGAAACGATTTATTGTCGGGACCAGGATAGGGTCCGCCATACTTTAAATTTAAGTTATACTTTTATCTGATGTTCATGGATGGCCACTTGTTGAAATTGTGGTACCGTGGCCCGTCGCTCGCCTGAAAAGCAGTCGATGGCCTGGGGTATGTAGGGGTCGTCGGCAGAAAAGGTGCACCATACCCAGATGATGTCGCCGGCGTGAGGTCGCTATTCATACGGGCCAGGCTCGCCTTGATGCGCTCAAGCTGTCCTGCGTCCATTACTCTTTTTGTTTATTTTTTTTAAGGTTCCAGTGGAGGTGGAGGTAGTTGCGGTCGTTCTGGGTCTAAAGCGGCTCTTAGCATTGACAAATTATTTTGAAGTTCATCGGTATTTGTATTTATAAGTCTTCCATATTGTGCTTTTATGGGGTCACCATTGGGCAATGCGTTAATCTCCGTCTTAAGTTTACCCCTATTTGCTAGTTCATTAGTTGCTCCTAAAGCGGCTCTTACAGCTGTGTAATCTACTGGTGCTGCCGGTGCTACTGGCGCTTCCGGGGCAGGTGCGCTTGGGAAGAATTTATCCTTTACAAGTGACCCAGTGAATATCAACACGCTCAAGCCAATCATGACGTACATGACGATTTCACCTGGGGCCACCTTGGGTGGTGGTGCTGGCTTGCCTGGCTTGGGTGCCGGCTTGAGCTTCTTCTGGCTCTTGAGCACTGCAAGTATAATGATTGACGCGAGCAGAAGGCCTGCCGAGCCGATTCTCGCGTAGCTAAGAGATTGGTCTGGCTTTCTGAACAGGGTGGCTGTCTTGGTGAGACCAGCGCTGGCATACCCCGCGGCGACACCGGCCGCAGCTGCCGCACGTCCCTTCAGAGTCAGTCCAGCCAGTGCGGTTTTTATAGCTGGTAGATTTTGGGCATTTTGAAGAGCTTGCGGTGCTGGGTTTAGTTCTCTAATTGCGACTTTAGCAGCCTCCAATCTCTGACCATTGACATTGTTTCCTACATAGGATGCTTCCAGTGCTTTAGTTACAGTTGGATACTTGTTAGCAAATGCCCCCTTGATAGCATCTTGCTTTTTGTAAGCCGCCCCGCTTAGGATAGCAACACCGCTGATGGCCAAGAGTACACCCATTGCAATGTCGCGCTTCTTCTGTACGGCCGGGTTGCGTTTCTTACCGTTCATACCCTTGTCGATAGCCAGACCCAGACCAGTCACACCCGACCCTGTAATCAACATGATACCACCCAGACTTGCCGTCTTTTCAACGTTTTCGGCTGTGAGGGCTGGTGCATCAAACTTCCAAAGTGGATTTCCACCTTCAGCTCTGTACTTGATACCCAGAGCCGCTGTGATGCCAGCAGTTATCAGGGCTACTGCAGCAAGGGCATATGTTGCCTTGCGACGCTCGTCTTGCTGCTTGGAATTGAGTTTTCTGAATTTAATTTGAGTATCAGCCCCAAGACCAACTGCTGAAATGGTTGTCATCAAGGCTGTCAGAAGAGACCCCCAGAATATTCCCTTTATAAATAGGTTCGGGGCTTCAGGGGTGAGTTTAGTTACTCCATAAAGCATGACAGCAATCGCGAGAGCACCAAGAGGCAACGCAATAGCGGCCGCCACCCCCGGTGACATCTTCGACTTGGTACCTGGTAGAGACACAGCAGGTGCGCTTGTCGGTGGGTTACGAGGGGGTACAGGACGGCCCGCCGGACCACCCGCCGCCTGCCAGGCTGCCTGCAAAGACGCCTGATTTGCTGCCTGCAAAGCAGTCCTGAGCTGGTCAATCGGAATTCCAGACTCTCTCGACAGCTGCTGGAGCTGGTAGTCAGTTATACCCACACCGCTCTGCGCATTTCCTGAAAAGATGCACTGGAGCAACTGGTCAGCCGTGAGATTCGCCGCAGAGCAGCTCTGCGAACCGGGTGCGAATGTGGTGGGTGTTGTGGGTGTTGTGGGTGTTGTGGGTGTTGTGGGTGTTGTGGGTGTTGTGGGTGTTGTGGGTGTTGTGGGTGTTGTGGGTGTGGTGGGTGTTGTGGGTGTTGTGGGTGTTGTGGGTGTTGTGGGTGTTGTGGGTGTTGTGGGTGTTGTGGGTGTTGTGGGTGTGTTCATAGGGAAACCAGCCTGAGTGCAAGCGTTTATTTGTGCTGCATTTATGCCTGGGACACAGGTGGTCGCAGATGGAATAAAGTTTGCAAGATTTCCAATTACATTTGTTAATCCCTGGATAGCTTGTGCTCTTCTTTCTTCACCTCGGTTGAAATAATATCCAGCAGTGACTACGTTGTCCCAGTCACCGGTGAATGCACCACCAGAGCCCTTGCCGGCGGCTGCGTTAGTCGCCCCGACACTTGTGTTTATATTTTTGAAAAGATAGTACGAGCCCGTACCGATGCCAGCGCCCGTGAGCAGGCCCGACAGGAGGCTGACGAAGACGCCCGGGTTGCCATACCCTGACGCCTTACCGATATTCGATATGATAAAGGCTGCCAGGAAGGCCCACACAATACCAAACACGATAGAAATCTTCACCGGATTTGATGGAGTTGGTGGCATTACTATATTCAGATAAAATAAATTTTCAATAATAAAGCATGGAGCGCCTCGTAAAGCGGATGAAGATGCATCGGGTCTCTGGGACAATCGTGCACCACTGTGCCCTGATGATAAAGCACCTGGAGCGCGAGGGGCACACAGGGAAGATAGTCAAGGGGTGGTGCATATACGGTCAGGAGGTGTGCACGCACTACTGGGTGGCTGATGAGACAGGAACTGTATATGACATTGGGTATCATCTGGGCTGTATGTACAACCCGGAACTGATGGCATATACACCTCGGTTGTGTGAAGTGGAGCCAGTCGGCCTCGAGTTTGCTGATGCGAACGAAACCGCACTCAAGGCGGAGCACGAGCGACAGTACGAGCTGTTTCAAGAGAACCGCGCGACATTCTGGCAAGAGTCACCGAGTGACGTCCGTAGTTTTAAATTAACTTAACAATTCTACGTATAGGGGCTGGGAGGCCCACTTTGAGGACGCTATACAGCATCTCGAATTGTGCGTTGGCGTTTTTGATTTCGATGCGTTCCAGATGCTTGAAGTCGGGCCGCTCGGTATGCAGCATGGTGATGAGTTTCATGGTATACTCTGGCTTGACATTGGCGAGGTTAACTCCCTCCAGGTTAACAACCGTAATTTCTTTTAAATTTTTTGCAACACAAAACCTCTCCAGGTCGGTGACGATAGGTCGGACTTGGGCGGCAATCTTGTTCGCACCTTCCAGTGTTTCCGGTTGGGACTTCATGTACTCTTTGGCGAGTACCTCGACATATAGGTACTTGCCATCAGGGTAAAACTTGAGGAAATTACACTGGGCCATACTAATTTATTTCTTTTTATTTTTAACTGGGGCTGGGCAGTTCAAAATAAGTAGCGCTCCCGGCAGGTATCGAACCTGCGACTTTGAGGTGCATGTGTCAAGATGCAAGCATCTTTCCTAACAGCCTCACACTCTACCAACTGAGTTACAGGAGCTGAGCGGCACTTTAAGGACTTACTTAGGTCCAGGCAGATGCCAGTGCTCTACGGCGGTGGCGGGATACCCATCCCAAGGTTCTAGGGAGGCTCGAACTCCCATTTCGAGATGGGCACCATCAAAGGGAACTACGTTCCCGTTTTCAGAGTCTCATGTACTGACCATTATACTATAGAACCGGGATTGTTCCAGGTGAGGCTTGAACTCACGACTTCTGGTACATAAGACCAACACTCTAACCAACTGAGTTACAGGAACTTGTACGAGAGTCGACGACTCTCAGTCTGACCTGCCGGAATCGAACCAGCGACCTAAGGATATCCGACTATCCCGCCTTAGAAACTTTGTTTCTACAGTCCTTCGCTCTACCAATTGAGCTAAGGTCAGATGGGGTCTCCCCCAATATATACTTTGACAAATTGTTTAATTGAAGAAAAGTTGGCGAACATTATTGTATTTAGTTCTACAAACTGGACATTTGTTGTTTGATGGTGATTTTGAGAGACATGGTCCACAGAATGTGTGGCCGCACGGGTCGAGAAACTTTTCAACTTCTGTTTCACAGCAGATTGGGCATGCCCGTATTTCCTCGTGCTTATTCATTCCTAGTACCTTTTTGAGTGCATTGCGCTTGCCGAGAATTATCCTTAGGGCAGTCATGTCCTCGGTCAGATTGACTTCAAGCTCGTACTTGTCCAGTAGGGCGGTGTACGCCTCCTTGAGAGATGTGTCCTCGAATGCCTCTGCGTTACGGCGTATCAGCTGAATGTTATCATACTTGCGAGCGATTTTCTGTTTGTAGATGTAGGCCTGTTTGCTGCACTCGCGGTATTCATCCTCGAGCCCTTTCGTCTCTTCGAGCAGATTGGTCCACTCCTCAGGCATCTCGTACTCGATGGGTTGATACTCGGCAAACTGAGGGTCGTCATCGGGGGGTTCCAGCGATGAATAGAGTTCACTCTCGAGTTCACCTTCTATGGGGGCAAAGAACGCCATTCTTAAAAATATAAAAATCTTTTTAAATAATAATATGACCGCGCTCGGCAATCTTCAGAAGGTTCTTATGTTGTCAGCCGCGACCACTTCTATAATCATTGGTCTTCAGGACCTCGGTCAGAAGAACCGTCGTCGGATGCCGCTCGTTCTGAGCAAGTCTCTGCTCCAGCTCATCATCGGTCTGTACCTGTTGTGGTTCTACATGACAGTGATGCACGGCCAATAAATTCTTTTCTTTTTTTTATTAATTTTCATAAAACCTTTGCTGGCATAAGAGAGTCCATCTATAATCTGGTCAATCATATCCCAGTCCTGTGTGTCGTGCAGGACTGCCCGGAGCACATCTATTAAAAATTCTTTTTTATTATTTACATTTTCATTTTCAACTAGATTCATCCCGTGTATGACAGTGTCCATGACCATGCGTGGTGTGTGCATGTGCAGGGCAACCGCCACATCCTGAATTTTTTTTTTATAAATTTCTTTCGAAGCAATCTCGAGCGCCTTGAACACATCACCACCTGACGTCTTCAGTGCATTCTCTGTTATGGCAATTTTCTCCATACTATAGTATATGGGGGCTGAAATAATATTCGGCGTTCTACTCGCCATCCTGTTTACGGTGATTGGCTCTGCGACAGTCTACCAGGCTGTCATGCTCAAAGACCCAGACTCCCAGAAGAGGCTTACGTCGCCACTGATACTCCAGCTGGTCATGGGCTGCTTGTACATCACAATCGGCGTTGCTGTTTTTGGTGCGACAATTCCGGTCGTACAGGGTAAGAATTATGCTCCTCCACAGATAAACAGTAGCTTTTATGTGAAATAAATGAAGCATCTCATCGGGCACGTGGAGGGTGTCCAAATCGAGACTATTTCGCAACTCCAGGAGATTATGGACCTGGTTGCGACAGAGTGCCACTTTACAGTTGTCGGCTCGTCATTTCACCAGTTTGAACCTGTAGGCGCGACTGGTGTTCTGGTACTGTCCGAGAGCCACTTCAGTGCGCACACATACCCAGAGGAATCCAATGTGTACATTGACGTGTTTTGTTGCGCGCCGTCGTTCGACCCCGAGCTGTGCAGCCGCGTCATCCTGAAGCACTTTGGGGCGACTCATGCATCATGGCAGGTGGTCCGACGGGGCAGCTAAGGATTATATTACACGTTAGAGTATGGAATCGAGTGACCGCCAGCGCAAGAAGGAATCTGCCCAGAAGCAGAAGAATTATTCAGTCTATTCTAAAAAGGCGGTTCGGCTAAAGCTTGGTGCTCTTCTTAATGAGGGGTCTAAGCAAAAAACTGTAAATAAGATTTGAGCCCTTGGTTGATTTCTTGGTAGCAGGGTTGTTTGGGTTCGCCGCCCTCTTGCGTGCGTTCAGATGTTTCTTCTGGGCATTCAGGATGGCGACGCGCCTTTTAGCATATGCGCGGTCAAATGCGTTGACCTGGTTGCGATGCTTTTTAAGGAGTTGCGCAATAGTCATATATATGCAGTCAACAATTGATTTTATGGGAGATGAGTCTGTCTGGCAGAGCATTGTTCCAGGTGTTGTTATTCGCCGTAGGCCAGGTGGGCGTCACATACCTCGCTGGCCTACCGCATATTTTATAGATTCGCACTGGACGGCCCAGAAGGCGGGCGAGCCAAACAGGTTCGACCCGTACGACCACTGTCAGAAGCCCGGGACGCACAAGTTTTGCCAGACGTTCTCTATGATGTATCTGCTGGACGAGCTGCCGGCTCACGGCACGTACCGGGAATATGACGCGTGCGCTCTTCGATTTATTCAGAAGGTGATTGAGCAGCTGCCCGAAAATCACCCTGGTTTTAATTACGACCTGAAGAAGAGCGCCTTCCTGGACACTTCTTCGGGCCGTAGCCCTTTTGGGTTTTCCCTTTCGCGTGCGTGACCCAAGTACTGCGTACTTGACGTTTAGTTGGAGAATGCGAGGCCGCCCATGCCGGACTGGATACGCAGGATGTTGTAGTTGATGGCGAACAGCTTCTGGACGCAGTTACCGCAGCCGTTGGGTGAGCCGGCGGTGGAGAAGGCCTGGGACTTCAGGTTGACAGACACCTGGGCGTTGTCAATGCGAGAGAAGTTGCACGTGCCGGTTGGCTGGTGCTCCTCGGGCTTCAGTGCGAAGCTGTACACGTAGATACCCGGGTAGGGGGTACCGGTGTGGTACTGCAGGGGCTGGTACAGGTTGAAGTACTTGCCAGCCTGGGCCGCGAAACGGTCCTGGCCGTTGAGCACAACCTTGAAGCTGTACAGAGGGCCGACCTCGAACTGGCCTGCGATGGGCTGGCCCTCCTCAATCCAGAAGACGTTGGAGGAGCCGGCAGCGGTGGAGGCTGCGGCGTTGGAGAACAGGTGGGGGCAGCCAGCCAGGTGGGGCAGCAGGTAGTTGGAGCTGGTCACGTAGGCCTGGATGTTGGAGGTCACGTTCACGTTGGCCGTGTTGGAGGAGAAGTTCCACATGCCGTTGTAGTTGGCGCCGGCGCTGATGGCCGTGGTGGTCAGAGCGTTCTGGTAGCACCAGATGAACTCCTTGATTGGGTGGTTGAAGGACAGGCGGATCAGGGACGGGCTGGTCTCGGATGAGGAACCGGCCGCGATGGAGTCACCGCCGGTGTGCTGCACCTGCTCAATCAGGTACTCGTGACCCTTCTGGGCGAAGCGGCGACGCTCCTCCGTGTCCAGGTACACGTAGTTGGCCCACACCTGAATCTGGTTGGCGCCGAAGTACAGGGAGTAGTAGTTGGTCAGGTCAAAGTCCATGCGCACCTCGTGGTACTGCAGGGCAATCAGGGGCAGGTACAGGCCTGGGTTGCGGTTGAAGAAGAACAGCAGGGGCAGGTACACGTAGCCGGGGTTCTGGGAGTTGCCGTTCATCGCACCGTTGCCGCTGGTGCCGTAGGCAGGGTTGGACATGGTTGCCAGCTTGCCATAGGCAATCTTGTCGGACTCACCCAGGAAGGTCTCCGCGTACAGGCGGAACCAGGTCTGGTAGTGCTTGTCAATGCGCTGGCCACCGATGGTCAGCTCAACGGCCGCCACGGCACGCTCAGCCACCCAGTTCAGGTCGCTGGTCAGGTTGGTGGACACCAGGTTGGCCTGAGCCGCCTGGGTCACGCCGGTCGCCGGCTGCAGCTGCAGCCACATGTCACCGACCAGGTCGCCGTTGCGGGCAATGGTCACGGACACACGGGC